ATAGTAACAGACGGATTAATTTACGATATAGATCCAGGTAGTGAAAGAAGTTATTCAGGATCTGGCTCTTCAGTTAATAATTTAGCAGGAACACCTAATGCTACTTTTGTTAATACTCCTGGATTTAGTACTGATAATGGAGGTGTTTGGGAATTTGACGGGGTTGATGATTACGCAGATTTAGGAACAGTTGATTTAACAGGCGGTTTTTCTCTTGAAACATTTTGTTATATAGAAAACTATAATTTTTCTTTATGGGGACAAGGTCCGCCTGCTATAAGTAAAGGGTTACATATAAATGCCTCAAACACTGGTAGAGGTTTTGTTTTTGGTATGTATGGAAATGATTGTGATTACCAAAACTACATACCTGCTTTAGATAACTGGTATCATTGGGTATTTACTTACGATGGAACGTCTTTTGCTAAAGCCTTCTATGCTGATACTGTTGCTCAAACTCCAGCTGGTAATACGGTACAAAACGAGTATACACAACCTGCCTCTAACTTAAGATTAGCTACAAATTATGGTTCAGGCACAAGCTACAGTAAAGCTCAAGGCAATATTGCGTCTGCTAGAGTATCTAATAGACCATTAACAGCAACTGAAATAAAACAAAACTATAACGCGCAAAAATCAAGATTTGGATTATAAAATAATAACTTTTTGGATATTGAAAAAAAGATAATATGGCAAACGAATTTAAAATAAAAAAAGGATTAATTGTTGCAGGCGCAGATGGAGGCACTGCTGTAGACGTACAGGGTTCACAAGGGCAACTGTTTTCAGTAACCGACGACTTAAGCGGATCTATATTTACTGTGTCAGATATATCTGGTGTACCGATACTGGATGTCAACTCAAGTGGATTAGTGACTGTGGATGGTCCTTTCGCACAAACAGGTGGAGGAGCAACAATTTTATCAGGCACTTTAGATGTTGATGGAGAAGTAACCATAGGAAGTGGTGAATATTTATCTTGGGGTACATCAGGTGCAACAGCAATAGAAGGTAGTACGGTTTCTGATAAAATGAGATTTTATACTAATTCTACTTTAGCTTTAACTTTAGACGCCTCACAAAACGCAACTTTTGCAGGAACAGTAGAAGCAGCTACTTATTATAAATCATCAGGAACATCAGCAGTTCTTGGAACAGCTACAAGTGGAGAAGTTTTATTGAGACCTACTGCTTGGAATTTATCAACTGCTCAATCTTCATTTACAACAACTTTAGCAACTATTGGAACGCCTGCAACTATTACGGGAGTTTTGACAGTTGGCAACTCAGGAACGTCAAGATTTACAGATACAAGTGCTTTGCCTTTACAATTAAACAGAGGGTTAGCAGTTGACGTTGTTGGAACAAATGGTGTAGCTTTAGGTCTTGGTAGTTATACTACAGGCACTACTTATGTAGACGCAGCAAGAATAGCTGCTAATTTAGAGTATAATGGAACAACAGCATCGGGGGATTTGTTTTTGCAAGTTAATAACTCTGGAACATATTCAAATGCTTTAATAATAAATAATGATACTAACGCAACTTTTGCAGGGACAATATCTTCTGGCAACATATCTGTTACAGGTGGTAGTGGTGGTAATGGTCAAATAGATGTTTTAAGAACAAGCGGTGCAAATGTAAGAATACAATCTCAAAGCGCTACTGGTGTTTTAGGTGTAACTACAAATCACCCTTTGCATCTTAAAACAAATGATACTACAAGAGTAACAATAGCAGCAGGTGGCAACGTCGGTATCGGGACAACTAGCCCTGGGGTTAAGCTTCATGTAGTATCTGCAAACGAACAATTAACTAACTTTTCAAGTTCAGCTGTAGATCAACTTGCATACTCTCAAATAAACGCTAATTCAAGCACTGCTGGTGTAATTACAGGAGCGGCTGCTTTGGAATTAGTAGGTAAAGCTAATGGATCAGGTCACGGAAGACACGCTTGGATTGGAGCAGAGGGAACAAACGATACTACTTTATTAACTAAGTTAAAGTTTAAAGTAAGAGGGCAAACAGCAAGTGGCTATAATTGGGCAGGTGCAGCTGAAGCGCCTACTATTATGACTTTAGAAGGCGACGGTAACGTAGGGATCGGGACAACTGCTCCTAGTTCACGACTTACAGTTCAAGCTGCAGGTTCTCAAACAACTCAAAGAGCAATCACTATATTTCATGATAATACTTTAGCTGAAGGTTATGCAAGTATTGGTGCACAATATACGGCAACTAATGGATATATTGACTCGGAGATAAGATTCGGTAGTGAAACCTTAAATGGGGCTTGTTCGTTTATGAGTTTTGCAACAGGCTGTAATAACACTATTACACAAGGTTCGAATTCAGAAAGAATGCGTATTACCTCAAGCGGTAACGTTGGGATTGGAACGGATAGTCCTGTGAATAAATTAAATGTAAATGGAGATATAGGATATATTGGTGTTATCGGGCAAGGTTCTATTTACGGAAACACAGGTAATAATTCTTATGCTAATATGCAGTTATATAATCCTTCAACTGGATATTCTACTTTTAATAATCAGTCCTATGGTTATTACTTTTTAACAGGAGGAGGCACGAAAATGACTATTCTTAATAACGGTAACGTCGGTATTGGGGCGACTAATCCAAGAGATATTTTAGAGATTGAAGGAAATATGAGGTTTGTCAATGGTGAGGATCATTTACTTATAAAACCAAACAATGACATTCAAGGAGCTGACTTTATAGTTGGAGATGGAGTAGATCCTACATACACGCCGATTATGTCTTTAGACGGGCAGTATGGTGGTAAGGTAACTGTAGAAACTTCAGTTGGCTCTTCTACAAATGCTGATAAAACAACTCTAGACATACAAGGATCTCAAGGTCAGTTATTCTCGGTTACAGATGATTTATCTGGTGATATATTTTCAGTTGCTGACATATCTGGTGTACCTATTATGAATGTTAATTCTGATGGTACTTCTTATTTTGATGGTAATGTTGGTATTAACAATTCAAGCCCTACCGCTAAACTAGAAATAACAGGTGATGGCACGATTGATGAAACTGCTCAAATCATAATTAATTCGGGTGGAGTTGATAATAATTCTATAATACGCTTTACTGATGATGAAGCTGGTCAAATCTGTGCTGTAGGTACTTTAGAAGGTAACATTTTAACACATGCTTCTTGTGGGGATATTCAGTTTAAAACTAATAACGGTAACATCACAGGTAACACGGATATAAGGATGTTTATTAATCAATCTGGTAGCGTAGGTATCGGAACGGTTAGCCCTAACGCTAAGTTAAATGTAAATGGAGGTATAAAAATAGAAGGTACAAGTTCGTTATCTTTTGGTGGTAGTGGTTCAGTCCCTGCATGGGGTATAAACTCTAGCGGAAATGATTTAATTATAGATGACCAAGCCACAACTAGTGGAGATGTATTATTTAATAATAACGGCAGCGTAGGTATCGGAACGACTACTCCTGGCGATAAATTGCACGTTAATGGTACTGTAAGATCTCAAGCTCCGGTAAGTAGTGATTGGGGTTTGTTAAGTTTTAACAGCTCGGGAACTTCATCATCAGGAGTGTGGTTTAATGCAGGAAGCGCTCAGCTGTTGCTTAGGAGGTCAGATAATAGCCTTCAAACAAAAATAGTTTCTAGTGGTAACAGCTACATTAATGGAGGCAGCTTAGGTCTAGGAACTACAAGTCCTAACTCGAAACTTGATGTAATATCGGGAACTAATAATGGTATTAGAATATCAGCAACAGATACTACTAGTAACTGGAGAGATATTGACATAAGATCATACGTATCACAAGCTCAAGCAAATGCTTTTCCGGACGGTTCAGCTATATACACTACAAACCCTACAGCTCAAACTGAGACAGCGTTTTCTAAATACGGTGGTTTAGTTCTTCAAGGTAGAGATGATGGAAACTCTAGTTTTGCTATTAGATTAGGTAACGGTAATGGTTACGCCACTAGAATGTTTATGGGTGCAACTGGTGCAACAACTTTTAGTAATACCGTTACTGCAACTAACTTTATATTATCATCCGATGAAAGACTAAAAGAAAACGTTGAAAAAGTATGTGATAATAGAGTTAAAGCAGATTGGAAAACTTTTGAATTAAAAACAGAAAAAGGACAGAAAAGATATGGTGTTATAGCTCAAGAGTTAGAAAAAACTAACCCTGAATTTGTAAGAGAAGACAGTGAAGGATTTAAGTCTGTTGCTTATATAGATTTACTAATAGCTAAAATTGCTGAGCTAGAAGCAAGATTAGAAAAACTAGAAAAATAATGGGTGTACCTAATACAACAACATTCGATTTACAAACAGTTGTAAATGTAGTGAATCCAACTACAGATGATCTAGTTGATTGTTTTGCTGACGCTGTAGCTAGTAAGTTTGACTCTACTTATAGTGGCTCAAAAGATCAATTGTTGAATTTTAGAAATTATGATTCAGCTACGGTAAACACTCTTACTGTTACAACAGACGCTGGAACAGGTATACCTTCATACTCTTTTGCATATATACAAAACGAAAGCACTTCAACACAAAATCTTACTTTTACATGGCAGTACGTTTCTCAAGCAGGTGATTTACCAGCTACGATTACTTATGGTGGAGTAGCTAGATCAGCTGGTTATACTACTCCTAATATCACTGAGTCATTTGGTTATGGTACTAAGTACCCAGATAGCACTTTTACTATTTCAGGTGGTAATGCAACTACTATCACTTTTAAATTCACCTTAGTTAGTGCAACTGTTGACAACGTGCCTTCGTCACCAGACAACGCCACGACTATGACTTATCAGCAAGGTTATTGATAAATAAATAAATAAATAAATAAATAAATAAATAAAAATGGCAATTACTTACAAATGGGATATCCCAGCAATGAACGCTCACATTCAAGCAGAAGGTGAAGAAAACGTAATCTACACAGTACATTACAGGTACACTGGTTCCGAAGAATCTAATGGACAAGTTTATTCGTCAACTACTATTGGTACTCAATCTTATACGTATGTTGCAGGAGAGCCTTTTACACCTTACGAAGACACTGAGGCTTTTGAAAATGTAGTTATAGGATGGTTAGAGGATTCTCTAGACATACAAGCGATGCAGGCTAGTATAGATGCAAACATACAATCTCAAATTACACCTGTAAACGAGGACTTATACTTCACTTGGCAAAACGCAGTTCCAGACCCAATTATTGAAGAGTCTCCAGTGGTACAGCCTTCAGATCCTGAAGAGGATGATCCAGAAACAACTGAATCAGTTAGTAGTTAGGTAAAAAACTACTATTTCAAGTGATGATATAAATATATCAAATCAAATCAAATTCAATTAAATTATGTCAGACAAAATTGTTAAAAACTTGAATTTTGGAGAAGACGCCAAGATTACAGTATTTAAAGGTATAGAGAAACTAACAAAGGCAGTTAGCTCTACATTAGGAGCTAGCGGTAAATGCGTTATATTAGAAGACGGTAGTGGTAAACCAGTTATAACAAAAGACGGTGTAACTGTAGCTGATTCAATAGTATTATTAGATCCTGTAGAAAATATGGGTGCCACTCTTTTAAAAGAAGCTGCTAGGAAAACAGTTAAAGAAGCGGGAGACGGGACGACTACTGCCACGGTGTTAGCTCACTCTATACTCAAACAAGCTTACGAGCTTGACAAGGATTACAATAGTAGAGACTTAAAAAACGGTATTAACACCGCTGTTGAAAAAGTTGTTAAATATTTAGAAAAAAATTCCATACAAGTAACTGGTGACATGATTGATTCTGTGGCCACTATATCGACAAATAACGATCCAAGCTTAGGTAAGGTTATTGGAGATGCTTTTAGATCAGTAGGAGAGACCGGTGTGGTTATGATGGAACCTACAAGTGAGTCTGAAACTTATGTTGACGTTGTAGACGGAATACAATATGAAAAAGGATTAACAAACTCTAATTTTATAACAAACAGGTCAACTAAAGAAGCTGTACTTGAAAACCCCTTAGTTTTGCTAGTTGATTCACCTATAGAAAGTATTAGGCAAATTCAATCTGTATTAGAGCACGTTATTAAAAACACAAAGTCATTACTTATTGTTGCCGACATAGATCAACCAGTTTTATCAGCATTAGCGATGAATAAGGTTAAAGGAAATATAAAAGTAAATGTTATTAATGCACCTACTTTTGGTATCAATAAAAAAGATACACTAACGGATTTATCTATGTTGACTGGAGCTACTATTATTAACGAGGATCTTGGAGATGATTTAGATCTTATATCGGTAGATAAGCTAGGTGAATGTGTTAGAAGTGTAACTGGTGAACAAGATACTATTATACAAATAAAAGAAACACCAGAAGAAGTAAATGAACTTATTCGTAAAATTAAAGAACAGCTTGAGACTGAAAAATCTCCTGCAAATGTTATACGACTTGAAACTAGACTTGCACGTTTATCTGCTAAGGTTGCAATTGTCAAGGTTGGAGCGAATTCAGACATTGAACTTAAAGAAAAAACAGACAGAGTCGAAGACGCTATCTGTGCTACAAAAGCCGCAATCAAAGAAGGTATAATTCCAGGAGGAGGTATTACTCTGCTCAACGCGTCTACGTACATAAAAGCTAAAAACAAAGGCGAAGAAGTTTTATTAGAAGCTATAAAAGCGCCTTACGAGACTATACTATCTAACGCTGGTTTAGAATTAGTTTATCCTGATAGAAAAAATAGAGGTTTAAACGTGGTTACAGGTAAAGACGTAAATATGGTACGAGCTGGCATTATAGATCCGCTACTGGTTACTAAAAGTGCCTTAAGAAATGCGGCTTCAGTAGCAACTACTATATTATCTACAGATTGTGTAATCAATAATTTAAGAGTTGGAGATGAAAGCAATAGGTAGAAATTTAATTATAAAAAAAATAAAAGAAGGGACCACTAAAACTAAAGGTGGTCTACTTCTTGCTGAATCACATAGAGAAGATATTAGATATATAGAAGCTAGTGTAATTTCTATCGGAAGTGATGTAGTTGGCGTTAGTGAAAATGATAAAATATTTTTCGATAGACACGCCGGTCACAAGATAGAAATAGATAGAGATTTTTATCATGTCATTAAACTAGAGGATATAGTTGTTGTTTTATGAAAAGACTAGACGCAAGAGATGTCAAAGACATGAACTTGTTAAAACATTATCGTATAATACGTAAATGGGCCTGCAAAAACAACAATCTAAATGACGCTGATTTAGAGCTTCTAATATATCTTGATTGCATAGAGCATTTCTCTAAACAAGATTTTAAAATAGGTTCATATTCTTACAGTTGGGATAATAGACGCTGGAACAAGCTGTTAAAAGCTGGTTGGATAAAAGTTTGGAGACCTAGAAACAGAACAACTCAACTATATAATATATATCAAGTTTCTTTTAAAGGTAAGCAACTCATAAATAGAATATATAGAATAATGCTAGGTGAAGATGATATACCAACTAGTTCTAGAAGAAATAAAATAATAAGCGGTAATAGTTATACAGACAAAGTTTTAACTACAGCCATACATAATGTTAATAACGATAAAGAAAGATAACTATGCCTACTTACAAACAAGACTTAAAAGCTACAACAGGCAACGCACCTATAAAGTATGTTGACCCGTTAACTGGACAACAGATCCCAGATCAACAACTAACATACGCTACACCTACTCCAGGTAATCAAATGGGTTTAGCTAAGCCATTATTTAACCAAGCTGTCACTAATGCTGGTGAACAGATATTTGGTAGTGTAGAGCAAAGACAAAAATCTATGCAAAATCAAGCCGGTGTAATTCAAACTCCAATGTACTTTAAAGATCAAACAGGAGATGGAAAGATCACTAAAGCAGATGTTATAAAAGCAAGAACTGAAGGATATAAAGAATAAATATATAAATTATGGCAAAAAAAAATATAAAAGCTAATGTTGACGCGGGAGGCGTTGTTGGTGAAAACACTATATGGGACGGACCACTAAGTCAACTAGGTAGACCACATGGTAAAGGATCTAGTAGTGGATCTAAAGGTATGAAGTTAAAGTTAGCTGATTGCGGTTGTGATTCGCTAAAAGGACCAATAACTCAAAGAGCTAAAGGATAACATGGGGTCACTAGGAGATATAAAACTGTATATGATAAACGCTAGCGCTTTAGCTGTGTCTATGTCTAATATAGACGTAGTGTTAAAACTAACATTATTAGCTGTTTCTATTGGTTACACTATTCAGAAATGGTATAACTTAAATAAAAAGTAATATGGCGAAATTAGATAAATCTAAAATGGCTTGTAATAAGCCTAAAAAAACACCAAGCCACGCTACTAAGTCTCACGTAGTAAAAGCTTGTTCAGGTGGTAAAGAGAAAATAATTAGGTTTGGTCAACAGGGAGTTAGCACTGCTGGAAAGAAAACTGACGCTAAGTCTAAAGCTAGAAGAGCTAGTTTCAAAGCTAGACATGCTAAAAATATAAAGAAAGGTAAAATGTCAGCTGCTTATTGGGCTGATAAAGTTAAATGGTAAAAACAAAATAATTATGTACGGAAAAAAATCACCAGCCAAAATGGCACACGGTAAATCGCCAGTTAAAAAGAAAGGATCTTTTGTATCTAAGCACTGCGCTAAAAATACTCCTTTACAGAAAAAAGGTTGTAAAAAATACTAACATGTCTTTTAAGCTTAAACCACCGTTTGATTGCAATAATACTCCTATATATCGAGTTGATATGGAAGAAGGTGTTTTAGGTATGGCTAATAATAATGGTACTATACTTATAAATAAGTACCTAAGCCCAGCTCAGTCTAAAAAAGTTATAAGTCATGAAATGATCCATATAGATCAAATGAAACGTGGTGATTTAGATTACGACGATAATAACGTTTATTGGAAAGGTAAAAAATACTCAAGAGCTAAAATGAAGGAAGGTGCTAAAAACTTACCTTGGGAAAAAGAAGCATATAAAAAAGAATAGTAAATGAAAAAGATATTAGAATTTTTTAGCACTAAAGTCTTTAAACAAGTTGGTGATGTAGTCGACGACTTATTTACCAGCGAAGAAGAAAGGCTAGCCGCTAGAAATAAAATATTTAAAGTATTACAAGATGCACAATTAGAGTTGCAAAAAATGCAAACAGAAATAATTGTAGCAGAAGCTAAAGGTAATTGGTTGCAGAGAAGCTGGAGACCGATACTAATGCTTTCATTTGGTTTTATAATTATATATACTAAATTTATATCACAACTATCTACACGTTTAATAACACCTGCATTAGAACCAGAATTCTGGAATTTACTTGAAATAGGTATTGGAGGTTATGTAATAGGTAGAAGTGGTGAAAAAATAGTAGATAAATTAGCACCAATGTTTAAAAAGTAAAAATAATAGAAACAAGTAATAATAATAGTAATAGTAACCAATTAAATTAAATCAAAATGTTAAAAATCAAAGAAGAACAATTAGAAAAAATTAAAGAGCAACAAGGTAGGCTTCAAAACGTGTTAACTGATATAGGAGTTATCGAAGTTCGTAAACATGAAACACTACACGCTCAAGCAGCTATTTCTCAGGAAATACATGAAACTAAGAAAGAACTCGAAGAAGAGTATGGAGCTATCAATATCGATATGACAGATGGTAGTTATACTTTAATTGAACAAGAACAAGAAGCTGAATTATCAGTTGTTAAATCAGAAGACTAATGAGTTCTGTAATTAGAAAGATAAGTATAGGTTCTGATTACAAAAATGATGCAATGCATTATGCTGTGAGTCAGCAAGTTTATGGAGGTCATACTATATCAGCTATACTATACTCCGAAGAAGATGACTCTTACAGTATATATATTAAAAAGAAAGACGAGATAATGCCATGGAAGAAGTTTAATTCTAACATGGCTATATCCGTTGAATACGACTTAGAATATTAATGAATAGTTTATTTGACTTTATCGTAAAACCCATAAAAAAGAGATACGATAACGAAATCAAAGTAGGTGACAAAAGCCTAATAACTAATGCAAATACTGAAGACTTTAAAGCTGTTAGCAATAAAGCCGTTGTAGTCTCTACTCCGTCAGCTTATAAAACGCCTATTAAAAAAGGCGATATTGTTATTATACATCACAACGTTTTTAGAAGTTTTTTTGACATTAGAGGTAAAAGAAAAGATAGTAGATCTAAATTTATAAATGATCTATACTTTTGTTCACCTGATCAAATATATTTATACAAAAACTCTGGTCATTGGAAATCTTTTCAAGATAGATGCTTTGTGAAACCATTGTTAGATAATAACGATCTAACGCTGGATAAAGAGAGAAAGCTTATAGGAATACTAAAATATGGTAATAGTTCCTTAGAAGCCGTTAAAATCGCTCCTGGAGACTTAGTAGGTTATACGCCTTACGGTGAGTTTGAATTTATAATTGATGGAGAGCGATTATATTGTATGAAATCAAATGATATTGTAATTAAATATGAATACAAAGGAGACGAAGAAGAGTATAATCCAAGCTGGGCAAGCAGCAGTTGAAGAATTGATAAAGGTAGCTAAAGAAGCTATTGTAGATTCTGATGACGATATTTCTGCTGACAGATTAAAAAACGCTGCAGCTACAAAAAAACTAGCTATATTTGATGCTTTTGAAATACTTAAACGTATTGAAGACGAAGAGAATATGCTTAACGAAAAACCTGTAGAAAAGAAAGAAAAAGCTTTTAAAGGTTTTGCAGAAGGAAGATCTAAGTAATGTACGAGCAATCACTATATAAAATACTACCTAATTATATAAAGCCTAAAGTTTTAAATAAAAATAACAGGTATAACAAGTGGGCTTACGGCTATAACAGTGAATTTGATATGATTGTTATCAGCAAGACTGGTAAGATAGGTGAAATTTACGAGATACAAAACATAAAAATAGCTTTACCTAAAGATGAAGACGTTGTCGCGTTCGAAGGAAATAAATGGAAACACATTGAATATCCTAAAGAGCTTTCAAAGATAAAATCAGTATTTGATTGGGACGAGCATCCTGTGCAATTTAAAGAAAAATGGTATGACTATATTGACGAAGAGTTTAAAAGACGTGAAAAAGGTTTTTGGTTTTATAACAAAGATAAGCCTTGTTACATTACTGGTACTCACTACATGTACCTGCAGTGGTCCAAAATTGATGTTGGGCAGCCAAACTTTAGGGAATCGAACAGATTATTCTTTATATTCTGGGAAGCTTGCAAAGCAGATGTACGTTGTTACGGAATGTGCTATCTTAAGAACAGACGGTCAGGGTTTTCTTTCATGGCCTCAGGCGAGACGGTTAATCAAGCTACAATATCCACAGACTCTAGATTCGGAATTTTATCAAAGTCTGGCCCAGATGCAAAAAAGATGTTTACTGATAAAGTTGTACCCATCTCGGTTAATTATCCCTTCTTCTTCAAACCAATCCAGGACGGTATGGACAGGCCGAAGACGGAGCTTGCCTATAGAGTACCCGCGTCAAAATTCACCAGAAAAAAACTTGACACCAATGAAAAGCTACAGGAAATCACCGGGCTCGATACAACGATCGACTGGAAGAACACCGGGGACAACTCGTACGACGGTGAAAAATTAAAGCTTTTAGTTCACGATGAGAGTGGAAAGTGGGAAAAACCTACAAATATACTAAACAACTGGAGAGTTACAAAAACTTGTTTAAGATTAGGTTCTAGAGTTATAGGTAAGTGTATGATGGGAAGCACGTCAAACGCTTTAGATAAAGGTGGGGAGAATTTTAAAAAATTATATTATGATTCCGACGCAACAAAAAGAAACCGCAACGGACAGACTAGCTCGGGACTATATAGTTTGTTCATTCCTATGGAGTGGAACTACGAAGGATTCATTGATTCTCATGGATTACCTGTATTCGATACACCGGAAGAGGAAGTTTTAGATCCTTTAGGTGATATTATAAATCAAGGAGTGATAGAACATTGGCAGAATGAAGTTGATGGTTTGAAAGATGATCAAGACGGATTAAATGAATACTATAGGCAGTTTCCAAGAACAGAGGAACACGCTTTTAGGGATGAAGCTAAAGAGTCTTTATTTAATCTAACTAAAATATATGAGCAAATAGATTACAATGCTGACCTACAGAATACTTCTACCGTAACAACAGGTAGTTTTATGTGGGAAAATGGGGTGAAAGACAGTAGAGTATTGTTTTACCCTAACAAAGATGGAAGATTTAAAATATCCTGGGTTCCACAGGTTGAATTACAAAATAGAATAGTTGTTAAAAATGGTATTAAATACCCTGGTAACGAGCACTGTGGAGCTTTTGGCTGTGATAGTTATGATATATCAGGTACTGTTGATAAAAGAGGTTCTAATGGATCTCTACACGGTTTAACAAAATTCTCTATGGAAAACGTACCACCAAATGTATTTTTTCTAGAGTATATAGCTAGACCTCAAACTGCTGAGATATTTTTTGAAGATGTGTTAATGGCTTGTGTATTTTACGGTATGCCTATATTAGCAGAGAATAATAAACCTAGATTATTGTATCATTTTAAAAGAAGAGGATATAGAGGTTTTTCAATGAATAGGCCAGATAAAATATATAATAAATTATCTATAACTGAAAGAGAAATTGGTGGTATACCTAACTCTAGTGAAGATATAAAACAAGCACATGCTGCAGCTATAGAATCATATATAGAAGAGAACGTAGGTAACACACCTAATGGTTATGGTAGTATGTATTTTCAGAGAACATTAGAAGACTGGGCTAAATTTAATATAAATAATAGAACAAAACACGATGCTTCTATAAGTTCCGGTTTAGCTATAATGGCTTGTAACAAAAATAGATATATGCCTATTGCTAAAAGAGAACGTAAAAATATAGACTTAGGTATAAAACGATACGATAACAAAGGAATGTCGTCAAAAATTATAAGATAAATGAAAGTATACACCAATGGTAATAGCTCTTTCCCTAGCCAAGTAGTTAGCGATGAAGTCAAAGCAAGCTTAGATTATGGTATTCAAGTAGCTAGGGCTATCGAGGGAGAGTGGTTTCAAGAAGGTCGTTCTGGAAACAGATACGCTCAAAGCTATAGCAATTACCACCAACTTAGATTATACGCTAGAGGTGAGCAATCTATAGCGAAATATAAAGATGAGTTATCAATAAATGGTGATTTATCTTATTTAAATTTAGACTGGAAACCAGTACCAGTTATACCTAAGTTCGTAGATATCGTGGTCAACGGGATGTCTAATAAAGAATACGATATAGTTGCTTACGCGCAAGATCCTGAAAGTCAAAAGAAAAGAACAGATCACGCTAATGAGATAGCGGCAGATATGGTTGCTCAAGACTTGATACAGCAAGCAAAAGAAAACACTGGATTAGATTTTTCAAGATCAAAATTAAAACAAGACGAACTACCTTCTAACCTTGAAGAGCTAGAGTTGCATATGCAATTATCTTATAAACAAGGTGTTGAAGTTGCTGAAGAAGAAGTTATAAACAACACTTTAGCTAGAAATAAATATAATCTAACAAGACGTAGATTAAATCATGATTTAACAGTCTTAGGTATAGCTGCGGTAAAAACAGGTTTTAACCCTTCAAACGGAGTTACTATAGATTATGTTGATCCAGCTTATATGGTTTACTCATATACTGAAGACCCTAACTTCGAAGACATATACTATGTTGGTGAAGTAAAATCCATAACTATATCTGAATTAAAAAAGCAGTTTCCAAACATATCTGAAGAAGAATTAGATTCTATACAGAAAATGCCTGGCAACTCTCAATACGTAACAGGTTGGGGTAACTATGACTCAAACACTGTTCAAGTCATGTATTTTGAATACAAGACTTATATGAACCAAGTGTTTAAAATAAAAACAACAGACAGTGGTTTAGAAAAAGCTATAGAGAAAACAGATAGCTTTAATCCACCGTCTAATGACAATTTTGAAAGAGTAAGTAGAAGTATAGAGGTTTTATACACTGGTGCTAAGGTTTTAGGTAACAACCATATGCTAGAGTGGAAACTAGCTGAAAACATGTCTAGACCTTATGCTGATACAACAAAGGTGGAGATGAACTATT